ATGAACCGACTGCAAGAGCGGCGGATGGCGCTGGGTCTGACCCAGCCGCAGGTGTCCGCCAGACTGAAAGAAACGGAACCCAGGGCTGACGTGGGCATGGTAAGCCGGTACGAGAAGGGCGTATGCCTGCCGACAGCGGACCAGCTCAAGGCCCTGGAGAATGTCCTGGGAGCGCCCAGGACGGAACTCTACGACGCGGAGGACCTGGACCTGCTGGGGGCGCTGCCGACAGCAGAGAGCCGCAGCGAGGCCAGCGAGACGGAGACCGCGCCGCCCACCGCACCCACCGGGCGCTTCCGCAAGTGTTACCGCATCAGCCGCGAGTTCGCGGCAAGCCTGCCGGACGACCTGCTCCAGGTGTGCGGGTATTCGTCCTGGCAAAGCTGGCATGACGCAGCCCTCAAGCGGCTGTTAGGAGAATATGCGGCCCGGAAACGGGCCACCAAAAAGGAGGATAAAACCGCATGAGTGACCAGTTGGACAAGAAAAGCATCCTTGAGATGTCAATGGGTGCAATCCTGGAGCGCGTGGACTATGAGATGGGCAAGGTGATGGACAACATCATGGACCCCAACACCAAGGCCACCGCCAAGCGCAAAATCTCCGTGACCCTGGAGCTTATCCCCAGCGCGGACCGCCGGACCATCACGGTGCAGAGCACGGCCAAGTGCTCCCTGACCCCGACGGACCCCGTGACCACGAGCCTCTACATCACCAACGCACCCAGCACCGGCGAGCTGCTGGTGGCCGAAATGGTGCCCCAGGTCCCCGGCCAGTTAGCCCTCGACGGTGAGGAGCAGGACCACCCCAAAATTTTGAAGCTCAAACGCCAGGCATAACGCCACGATCTGAAAGGAGTATTCATCATGCTGAAAGAATTTGCCCAGTACCTCGTGTCCCTCAAGGACAACAAGACCTACGACATCCACGGCGACACCTACTCTGACCACGACCTGGTCCGTATCAAGCCCCACATTGACCGCCCTGCCAACCTCTCCGTCTCCGGCCTGGACAGCATCGTGAAGCTGGTCCGCAACGAGCTGGATATGTTCGAGAACCTGCCCGTGTTCATCCGCGTGGACGATGCCCGCACGGTCTCCGTGTTCACCACCTACGACGACGTGATGTGCCGCGACAGCCTCTATACCGCGAAATGCGACGTTCCGGGCTTCCGTGACGGCTTCCGGGAGTATGAGCAGGCCATCATTGAGCTGCGGAGCAAGTTTGCCCCCGGCCCCGGCGTGGACTACCTGCTGGACCTGCTCTCCCGCATGAGCAAGGACAGCGGCGTGACCACCCGCGACAACGGCGTGAGCCAGGAAGTGGAGGCCCGCCAGGGCGTCTCCCTCAAGGCGCTGGTGCAGGTCAAGCCCCGCGTGGCCCTGCGCCCCTTCCGCACCTTCCTGGAGGTAGAACAGCCGGTGAGCGAGTTCCTGCTGCGCCTGGACGATGACGGCAACGTGGGCCTGTTCGAGGCTGACGGCGGGATGTGGCAGCAGACGGCCAAGGCCAGCATCACGGCCTACTTTGAGGACAAGCTGGCCCAGGAGGTTAAGGACGGCAAAATCGTCGTGATGATGTGATGCAGCCGCAGGTCATCATCTGCAAGGACCGGGCGGAATGGCTGGAGGCCCGCAAGGATGGGCTGGGGGCGTCTGACGCCGCCGCCCTCCTGGGCCTCTCCCCCTGGAAAACCAACGTACAGCTCTGGGAGGAGAAGTGCGGGCTGGTCATCCCGGAGGACATCGGGGACAAGCCCTATGTGCGCTACGGCAACGACGCGGAGCCACTGCTGCGCTCCTTCTTCGCCCTGGACCACCCGGAATATCGGGTGAGCTTCACCCCCTACAAGATCATCAAACACCAGGACCTGCCCTTCATCACCTGCACCCCGGACGGGGAGCTGGAGGAAATCGCCACCGGGCGGCTGGGCGGCCTGGAGATCAAAACCACGGAAATCCTCTCCTCCACCGGCTGGACCCATTGGAAGGGGCGCATCCCCACGGAGTATTACGCCCAGGTGTGCCAGCAGATGCTTGCCACCGGGTGGCAGTTCGTGGAGCTGCTGGCCCAGATCAAATATACCACGGCGGAGGGCGAGGACCGGAAAGAGACCCGGCACTACAAAATCGAACGGGCGGATGCCGAGGACGACATCGCCATCATCCGGCGGGAGGCGGTCCCCTTCTGGCGCTGCGTGGAGCAGCGGCAGAAACCAAACCTCAAGCTCCCGCCTATCTGAACAGGAGGACAACATGAGCATGGAATTTGTGATGGGCAACAGCCTGGAGACTTTGCCCAAGACGATAGACTTCAACTTTGAGGAGCTGAAAGGCCAGCTTGCGGAGAGCCTGGCGCTGTACACCGGCCTGGTGGTAACAGAGGACGGCATCAAGGGTGCCAAGGAGGACCGCGCCAAGCTGAACAAGCTGCGGGAGGCCCTGGAGAACAAGCGCAAGGAGGTCAAGCGCGAGTGCATGGCCCCGTACACCGACTTCGAGGCCAAGGTGAAGGAGCTGGTGGGCCTTATTGACCAGCCCATCGCCGCCATCGACGCGCAGCTCAAGGAGTACGAGGAGAAGCGCCGGGCGGACAAGCGGGCCGCTATCCTGGAAATTTACGAGGAGACCGTGGGTGAGCTGCGGGCGCTGCTCCCCTTTGAGAAGCTGTGGCAGGACACCTGGTACAACACCAGCGTGACCATGAAGAAGGTCCGGGAGGCCATCGTCGCGGCGGAGGACAAGGCCGCGTCCGATCTGGAGGTCCTGGCTACCGTGGAGAGCGAGTTTGCCGAGGCTGTCAAGATCAAGTACCTGGAGCACCTGGACCTGAACGAGGCCCTGATGGAGCGCTCCCGCCTCCAGGAGCGGGCCAAGCGCCTGCGGGAATACGAGGCCCAGCGGGCCGCCCAGGCCGCCAACCTGGCAGAGGAACAGCGCGAGGCAGAGGCGACGCGGGGCGCAGAGCAGACCCCGGACCCCGCTGCCAATGCGGCCCAGGCCGGGACCTGGGAACCCGGCGGCGGTGAGGCTGTTGAGGAGACCATCTACCTGCTGCGCTTTGAGTGCCAGGTGACAAGGGACCAGGCGGCGGAGCTTTCCCGCTGGCTGAAAGAACGGAACATTTCGTATAGGAGGATTTAATCATGGCCGTGAACAATTCTTTGCAGAGCCGCAGCGGCGGCAAGCCCAAGTTCAGCGTGGCTATCCAGACGCCGATGTACCAGAAGCTCGTGAACGACACCCTGGGAGACCCGGACCGCGCCCGGCGCTTCGTGGCTGCCATCAGCTCCGCCGTGGCCGTAAACCCGTCCCTCCAGGAGTGCGACGCCGGGACGGTGCTGACCGCCGCCCTGCTGGGTGAGAGCCTGAACCTGTCCCCCTCCCCACAGCTCGGCCAGTATTACATGGTCCCCTACAAGGACAAGAAGCGCGGCACCGTGGCCCAGTTCCAGCTCGGCTACAAGGGCTACATCCAGCTTGCAGAGCGCAGCGGCCAGTACCTGGACATCGACGCGTTCCCCGTGGTGGAGGGCGAGTACAGAGGCCGGGACCGCTTCACCCGCCGCCCCATCCTGGAGTTCCTGGAGGACGACGGAGACCGGGAGAGCCGCCCCGTGGTGGGCTACTACGCCTACTTCGAGCTGAACAACGGCTTCCGCAAGGTGCTGTACTGGAGCAAGGACAAGATGCTGGCCCACGCGGACCGCTACTCCCAGGCGTTCCACCTGGAGGCCCGCGAGGCCCAGGACCCCCGGTACAGCCGCGTGTCCTACGCCGACTTCGTGGCGGGCAATTACCCCAAGGGCGACGAGTGGAAGTATTCCTCCTTCTGGTACAAGGACTTCGACGGGATGGCCTGCAAGACGATGCTGCGCCAGCTTATCAGCAAGTGGGGCATCATGTCCATTGACCTCCAGAAAGCCCTTGCGAGCGACGAGGCGGCCATCGGCACCGACGGGAGCAAGAATTACCTGGATGCACCCGAAAACGCGCCAGAGGCCCTTCCAGAGGCCAACCCGGAGACCGGGGAGGTCATTGAACCCAGCAGCAATACCGCGCCGGAGCTGCCCGACGGCATCTTCGAGGATGCAACGGGGCAGCAGGCGCTTGCGTAAGGAGGCATCCGTATGCCCAAGACCAACGAGAAAGACGCCTATTTCTTCTCCCACGACTGCAACGCCCGCAACGACCCCAAAATCCTGGCCCTCCGCTCCGTCTACGGGGCGGAGGGGTACGGGGTGTACTTCATGCTGGTGGAGATACTCCGGGAGCAGCCGGAGTACCGGCTGTCCGTGAACAAGTACATTTGGAATACGCTTGCTATGCAAATGCAGGTGGAAGCATCCCACCTGGAGCAGATCATCACAGACTGCTGCACAGAGTTTGCAGAAAACGGCAACACGCTTTTGGTGAACGACGGCGAGTATCTTTACTCCGCTTCCCTTCTCCGACGCATGGGGAAGGTGGACGACATCTCCAACCTCCGCCGGGAGGCGGCGCAAAAACGCTGGAAAAATCAGCCTTGCAAGGCCGACGACGGCAGCGGAGCATCCACAAGTAATGCAAATGCAGAGCAAACCGATGCAAATAAAAGAAAAGCAAAGCAGAGTAAAGAAAAGCAAAGCAAAGCAGAGGAAAAGAAAACAAAGGAAACTATCTTTGCGGACTTCGCCTCCGGCGACGCTGACCTGCTTTCCGCTCTGCAAGACTTCGAGGCGATGCGGAACAGGATCAAAAAGCCGATGACGGACCAGGCCAAAAAGCGCTTGGTCACGGAACTGGAGAAGCTGGCCCCCGGAGACCGGGATGCCCAGATCGCCATTCTGCACCAGAGCGAGGACCACTGCTGGGCAGGCGTGTTCGCCCTCAAGGACGACAGGTCCTACCAGCCCAGCCGCAGCGGCAGACCCCGGCAGGCCAGCACGGGCGAGAAGATGGACGCCCTGCGAGACCTGCACGACGAGTTCAGCGGCCTATGACCAGGGCGGAAGTGACGGAAATCTTCGCGGTGCTGATGATGGCCTATCCCAACGCGGAGATGTTCAAGGCCCCGGACAAGGACAGCCTAAAGGCAAAGCTGGCCCCGACCATCACGCTCTGGACCACCTGCCTGCGGGACATCGACTTCTGGGCGGCCCAGCAGGCAGTCATCCGGGTGTGCCAGACCTGCAAATTCCCTCCGACCATCGCGGAGATGCGGGAGGCGGCGGAGGCCGTTCTGCACGAGGTCAAGACGGAAATCAGCAGCGCCTACCTGATGGCCCGCAGCGAGCTGCAACTGGCCCGGCTGGCTGGCCGGACGAAAGAGCAGGCGCTGGAGGGGATGCCCACCAGGACCCAGAAGGTCATCGAGGCCATGGGCGGCATCGACGCGTTCATGCCGCCGGACAAGAAATACTTCGAGATGGAGCGCTTCGAGCAAACCTACGAGACGATGCTGCGGAAGAACCCCATCGGCCTGCCGGGCAGCACGGCAGGACAGCGACAGATCACGGAATGAGCAAGGGGGCGGACAAATGGCTGGCTACTCACACAAGACCTGGGCGTGCCCGTTCTTTCGCTGGGACGAGCGGCTGTGCGTCCGCTGCGAGGGCGGCTGCATGAGCTTCCCGGACCGGGAGGCTCTGGCCGAGTACGCGGAACGCTACTGCGCCAACCTCCAGGACTGGAAAAGCTGCACGGTGGCCACCAACCTGCTGAAATACTACGAGAGGACGGAGTGACATGGAAAGAAACGTCGATAAGATCAAGCGCCTGGAGCATGAGCTGGGGCGATGGCGCAAGAAGGTGGCCGACACGGCCAAGGAGAACGAGAAGCTGCGGGAGGCCCTGGCCCAGGCGGATGTCGGGAACCAGGAGACCCAGGCCCTTGTGGACGCTGTGCTCACCGCCGTGGTGCTGGAGCACGGGGAGCGGGCCATGGACCCGGATGCCCCGGAGACGGCCCTGGGCTGGCGGCTGGCCGTCCCGTTCTTCTCCGTCAAGGAGATGCGGGAGAAGTACGAGATACACGCCCGGCGCGGCGAGGACGGCAAGTACATCCTGGGCGTGATGGAGCGGAGGTCCGACTTATGAGCGTGCGCCGACAGACAGCCAACCGGCTGACCCTGTTTCGCACCTGCGGCACCTGCGGAAAGCAGATCGTGACCACGGCGGACACCCCCTGGGTGCGCCAGGTGGAGCGGGACGGCAAGCGGCAGGCCACGACATACTTCTGCTCCGAGGGCTGCTTCGCGGCCAGCTATAAGCACATCGGCTGGTTTGACGGCAAGGCCGAGGAGCGCCGGAAGCTGAAAGACCGGAACCGGGACCCGGAGAAGGAGCGGGCACGGCACCAGGCGTACCAGCAGGCCCACCGGGAGGAGCTGCGGGAAAAGGCCCGGCTGCGCCGCCTCACGAACCCCGGCCTGTCCGCCGCCGACAGCGCCTACGCCCGGCGCAAGCGCAAGCTGATAGCGGAGGAGGCGCAGGCTAATGCTGGATAAGACCCCGCTGGAGATGGCCCTGGAGCGGGAGGGCCAGATCGAATACTGCGACGAGTGCGAGTATGTGCGCGTCGTGGACAACACAGTTTTCTGCGGCCTGTCCGGGAAGCTGCTGCACCCCATGATGTTTCTGCGGGGGCAGGGCTTCGGCCCGGCCCGCCGCTGCACCAAACGGAAGGAGGCACGAGAGATGGGACTGACCGCCGCAGACCTGCAACGCATGGGGCCGGAGGCCCAGCGCCAGGTCATGGAGAAGCTGGGCATCGTGGGCAAGACCAAGGCCCCCAAGTACCACAACCAGCCGGACAGCCGGGGCAACCTCCGCTTCGACAGCAAGAAGGAGGCCCGCCGCTACGACGAGTTGATGCTGATGCTCAAGGCCGGGCAGATACGCAACCTGCGCCTCCAGCAGCAGTACACCCTCCAGGAAAGCTACATCACTGAGACCGGCGAGCGGGTCCGGGCCATCCACTATGTGGCCGACTTCGCCTACGAGCGCCCCACCGCGCCGGACAAGTACGGCACCGTGTTCTGGCTGCCAGTGGTGGAGGATGTCAAGAGCCGGGCCACCAAGACGGCCCAGTACGAGATGAAAAAGAAGCTCCTGCGGGAACGCTTCAATCTGACTATCACGGAGGTTTGATTATGGCAAAGAAAGGCACATTCCCTGCCAACGCTATGCGGCGCGGGGAGATTTACTGGGTAGATATACCGAACGCCATCGGCCACGAGCTGATGAAGGACCGGCCCGCCATCATCGTGAGCTGCGACGCTCTGAACGACAACAGCCCCGTGGTCCAGGTGGTCTACTGCTCCGCCTCCCCCAAGAAGGAGCTGCCGGAGCACATCACCATCCGCTCCACCGAACAGATCAGCACGGCCCTGTGCGAGAACGTGTACACCGTGGACAAGAGCCGCGTGGGACGCTTCGTTGGCCGCTGCACCCGGCGGGAGATGGAGCAGGTGGACCTCGGCCTCCTCTCCGGCCTGGGGCTGGCCCAGTACGGCCTTGCAAGCCCCCAGGAGGACGAGGCGGAGCCGGAGCCGGTACGCGGGGACACCGAGGACGGCACGGCTTCCATGGCCCTGGTAATCGCCCAGACGGAGCGGGACACCTACAAGCGGATGTATGAGAGCCTGCTGGCCCGCATGACGATGGAACGGGAGGAAACGGCATGAAGCAGAATTGCGGGAGCTGCGCCTGGTACGAGGACTTCCAGGGCGTATGCTTCAACGGAGACAGCTCACGTTGCGCGGACTTCACGGAGCCGGACACCACCTGCCCGGCATGGGAGGGCAAGGCATGACCGTGGAATTTGAACTGAACGGCGGTCACGTCCGGGAGAGCTTCAAGGGGGTGAGCGACTGATGACCGAACCGAAGGACCTTTGCGGCAGGTGCGCTGCGATGCTCCAGGAGGGCTACGACCTCAAACGCGTGGGCGGCGGCGTAGTTCACAAAGTGACCTGCTCTCATTGTGGGCGGCGGCGCTATGGGGCCACCTACACGATAGAAAAGCACAGCAAAAGCAAAGCATAAGCATACCAGAGAGACCCTGGGCCTATGGCCTGGGGTCTCTTATCTTTTTCGTGAGGTCACGAAAATGGTCTCCCCCGCTCCAGGGAGAGAGGGAGAGGAAGGGGGGTATGGGGGGATGGTGAGGGTGAGAGGGTCCCTCACACACGCGTGAACACCAGAATGAAAAAACATCCTCCCTTCGGGGCGAAAAAAGAAGCTGCCTTTGCTACGATGAAAGAGAAGCCAATTTTTCAGAAAGGCAGGCGGGAGCGAATGGCACAAAGTAAATACGAGACCCATGTCCTCCCCAACCTGGACAAGATCATCAAATGGGCCAAAGCCGGGGCCACGGCAAAGGAGATTGCTGCCAACCTCCATATCGCCTACTCTACCTTCCGCAAATACCTGGACGAGGGCCAGGAGGGGGACGAGCGCTACGCGGCACTTTCGGCTGCTTTCGCGCAGGCGTGTGAAGTGCCGGACGAGCAGGTGGAAAACGCCCTGTTCAAGAGCTGCCTGGGCTACAATGCCCAGATCGTGAAGCACTACAAGCTCAAGACCGTAGAATATGACCCGGAAACGGGCAAGCGCATCCGCGAGGTCGAGACCCTTGTGGAGGCCCGCGATGAAGTCCATGTAGCTGCCAATACAGCGGCGCAAATGTTCTGGCTGACCAACCGGAAGCCGGAGACGTGGAAGTACAAGCCGGAGGCCCAGGACGGCGACGAGGACGAGGGCAGCGGCGTGGTGCTCCTCTCCCCCGTGATGGACAACCCAGGCCCACCGACTGAGGGAGGCGCAAACGATGGGTAAAGTCATCTGGACCCCGCAGCCGCGCCAGGCGGCCCTTATGGCCCGCTTTGAGGACGAGGCACTGTACGGCGGTGCAGCGGGCGGCGGTAAATCGGACTGCGCCCTGGCCGAGGCCCTGCGCCAGGTGGAGATACCGCATTACCGTGGGCTTATCCTCCGCAAGACCTTCCCGCAGCTCACGGAGCTGATGGACCGCAGCACGGAGATTTACAGACGGGCCTACAAAAAGGCCAGGTTTAACGAGAGCAAGCACGTCTGGACCTTCCCCTCCGGGGCCAAGATTTTCTTCGGCTCTATGCAGTACACCAAGGACCGGACCAACTACCAGGGCAAGCGCTATGACTTCATCGACTTTGACGAGCTGACGCAATTTCTCTGGGAGGAGTACAGCTACCTGTTCTCCCGGAACCGCCCCAACGGGCCGGGGACCCGCTGCTACATCCGGGCGCAGGCCAACCCCGGCGGCGTGGGCCACGGCTGGGTGAAGGAGCGCTTCATCACGGCGGCCCAGCCCATGCAAACGATCTGGGAGCAGTTCAAGGTCCGCTTCCCTGACGGCCACGAGGAGACGCGCTGGAAGTCCCGCATCTTCGTGCCGTCCTCCGTGTTCGACAACAAGATACTGCTTGCCAACAACCCGGACTACCTCACCAGCCTGGCCTCCATGCCGGAGCAGGAGCGCAAGGCACTGCTGTACGGCGACTGGGACACCTTCGCGGGCCAGGTATTCACGGAGTGGCGCAACGACAGCGACCACTACACGGACCGCATCAACACCCACGTCATCTCCCCCTTCAAGGTCCCGCAGGACTGGGCCATCTGGTGCGGCCTGGACTGGGGCTACTCCAGGCCCTTCTCCGTGGGCTGGTACGCCGTGGACCGGGACCGGCGGCTCTACCGCATCCGGGAGTATTACGGCTGCACCGGCACCCCAAACACCGGCGTGAAGATGGAACCGTCCGAGGTGGCACGGGAGATACGGCGCATTGAGGCCGAGGACCCCAACCTCAAGGACCGGCGCATCAACCGCGTGGGAGACCCGGCCATCTGGGGCAGCGACGGCACGGAGAGCATCGGCGCTCTGATGGAGCGGCAGCGGGTGTACTTCGAGCGCGGCGACCACGCCCGCATCGACGGCAAGATGCAGGTGCATCACCGCCTCGCCTTTGACGAGGAGGGCATCCCCATGCTGTATGTGTTCAACACCTGCAAGCACTTCATCCGCACGGTCCCCAACCTGGTCTACGACGAGAAGAACGTGGAGGACATCAACACCGAGGGCGAGGACCACATCTACGACGAGCTGCGCTACGTCTGCATGAAGAACCCGATAGCACCCAGGCGGAACAAGCCCCCCGCCCTGGTGGTATATGACCCGCTGGACCTGGGACAGGACCAGCAGTATGACCGTTACGATTTTTACAGGAGGTATTGATTTATGGCACTTTTCGGACGGAAGAACGAGCAGGACGCGACCCTGGGCAAGCCCCCGATGGGCTGGGGCGTCCCCGGCGTACAGAAGGACGAGAGCGTGGACCCGGAGATGGAGGCCATGCTGCTGACGGCCCCCGCTGGGCAGCGGCGCATCGGCAGAGCGGAGATCGCGGAGGCAATCAGCATCCTGACCCGCTACAAGCAGGGCAAGGCCAGCCTTGAGGAGCGCGTGGTCCAGGATGAGCTATGGTGGGAGCTGCGCCATTGGGAGGCCATCCGCAAGGGCAAGCAGCGCACGGACAACCCGGAGTACAGAGGGCCGGAGCCGTCCTCTGCCTGGCTGTTCAACGCTATTCTCAATAAGCACGCGGACGCCATGGACAACTACCCGGAGCCGGTGGTCCTCCCCCGCGAGCGCAGCGACGAGGAGAGCGCCAAGGTGCTGTCCTCCGTGCTGCCGGTCATCCTGGAGTACAACGACTACGAGCAGACCTACTCTGACAACTGGTGGGAGAAGCTGAAACACGGCACGGCAGCCTATGGCGTGTTCTGGAACAGCGCCAAGGAGAACGGCCTGGGCGACGTGGACATCCGGGAGATCGACCTGCTCAAGCTGTTTTGGGAGCCGGGCGTGACCGACATCCAGAAGTCCCGCAACCTGTTCATCGTGGACCTGGTGGACGAGGACCTGCTGGAGCAGCAGTACCCGGAGCACAAGGGCCATTTGAGCGGCGGGGCCGTGGATGTGAAGCAGTATATCTACGATGACACCATCGACACCAGCAACAAAAGCGTGGTGGTGGACTGGTACTACAAGACGACCTCTGCCAGCGGCAAGACGCTGCTGCACTACGCCAAGTTCGTGGGCGAGACCCTGCTGTTCGCCAGCGAGAACGACCCCAACTACCGGGACACGGGCTGGTACGACCACGGCCTCTACCCCGTCGTGCTGGATGTGATGTTCCCGGAAAAAGGCACGCCGGTAGGCTTCGGCTATGTCGCCATCTGCAAGGACCCGCAGCTCTACATCGACAAGCTGTCCTCCAACATCCTGGAAAACAGCATGATGACCACCAAGAAGCGTTTCTTCGTCAGCGACAGCACGGGCATCAACGAGGAGGAGTTCCTGGACTGGAGCAAGCCCCTGGTCCACGTCCAGGGTGAGCTTGACGACAGGCGCATCAAGGAGATCGTCACCAACCCGCTGGACGACATCTATGTGACCGTGGCGCAAATGAAAATCGAGGAGATGAAGGACACGGCGGCCAACCGCGACGTGAACAGCGGCAGCGCCGGGTCCGGCGTCACCGCCGCCGCTGCCATCGCCGCCCTCCAGGAGGCGGGCAACAAGGCCAGCCGGGACATGATCTCCGCCAGCTACCGCACCCACGTCAAAATCAATTCGATGTGCATTGAGCTTATCCGGCAGTTCTACGACGAGACCCGCTCGTTCCGCATCACGGGCCAGACGCCTGGCAGCTACCAGTTCATCGACATGAACAACGCGGGCATCAAGGAGCAGGAAGTGGGCCAGACCTCCGACGGCCTCCCCCTCTACCGCAAGCCCATCTTCGACCTGAAAATCAAGGCCCAGAAGAAAAACCCCTTCTCCCGCATGGAGCAGAACGAGCGGGCCAAGGAGCTGTACGGCCTGGGCTTCTTCAACCCGGAGCGGGCGCAGGAGGCGCTGGGTGCTCTGGAAATGATGGAGTTTGAAGGCATCGACAAGGTGAAGGAGCAGGTGCAGAACGGCCAGACCCTTCTCAATATCTGCCAGCAGATGTCCCAGCAGCTCGACCAGATGGCCCTTATCATCCAGACCCTCACGGGCAAGGACATGGGCATCGGAGCGGCGCAGCCTACCGGCGGCGGCCAGCGAGGCCAGGCGGCAGGCCCCGCGCCCTCCAGCGAGAAGGACAGCCTTGCAAGTGGCATCATGGAGGCCCAGCATCCCATGACCGGCTACGGGGAGCGGCTGGCAAAGCGCAGCACCCCCAGCATGGGCAACGAATGACGGGAGGCGACGTGTTATGACCCAGGTTTATGCCGAACGGGACGGCCAGCGCTGCATCCTCTCTGCCCAGGGCCACGCCACCGGCAGCGTGGAGGCGTGCGCGGCGGTGTCCGGCATCCTTTACGCCCTGGCCGGATATGTGACCAACGCCATGCGGGAACGCTATGTGGAGGTCTACACCTGGCGGATGGAGAGCGGCGATGTGCAGCTCGACTTCGACGGGGACGACGGCACGGCGGCGGCCTTTGAGATGGCCGTCATCGGCCTTGCCCAGGTGGCCCAGGCCCACCCGGAGCAGGTCCAGGTGGAGTGCCGGGAAGAAAAATAAAAATTTTTTCCGAGTTCGGGGCGAAAAGCTGAAAAGCATTTGATACGCTTATACTGTCCTCCTGCTTCACACCATGCGGGGCGGCGGTCACGGTGGGGACCGGGCCGCTGCCCTGGTGAAGTCAGGGACCGATGCACGGGGGCGATACACCCGCGACGAAAAAGGAGGCAATCCTATGAACTTCAAGCATTTGCTGGACATCCGGCTGAACCTGTTCGACGGCGGCGGTGCCGCAGGCGGAGCAGGCGCAGGGGCGGCGGCCTCTGACGACGGAGCACCCGGCACACAGGGCGAGACCCAGGCATCCCCCGCATCCACCCGGCGGGGAAAATCGGGCGAATACCAGAATGTCATCTTCGGGAAGCAGGCCAAACCGGCGGAGGCTGGCGAGGGCGGAGACCCGGAGGGACAGCAGCGGTCCTCCGACGCCGGGAGCGACAACAAACCGGACGCGAGCACCACGTCCAATACTCTGGAGGCCAAACGCAGGGCTTTCCAGGACCTTGTGAACGGTGAGTACAAGGACATCTACACCGAGGAGACCCAGCGCATCATCGACCGGCGCTTCCGGGAGACCAGAAACCTGGAGCAGCAGGTGGGCCAGTATCAGCCTGTCATTGATATGCTGATGCAGCGCTACCAGATCGGCGACGGCGACATGGGCAAGCTGTCCCAGGCCATCGAAAACGATGACGCATACTGGTCCGAGGCCGCCGAGGAGGCGGGGATGTCCGTTGAGCAGTACAAGCAGTTCCAGAAGCTCCAGCGGGAGAACGAGGCGCTTTTGCGCCAGCAGCGCCAGCGGCAGAACGACCAGCGGGCGCAGCAGCAGCTCCAGCAGTGGTACGGCGAGGCCGAACAGGTCAAGGGGCTGTACCCCAGCTTCGACCTCAACGCGGAGGTCAAAAACCCCCAGTTCCTCTCCATGCTCCGGGCGGGCGTTCCCGTCCAGCACGCTTATGAAGTGGTCCACATGGACCAGATCAAGGCGGGCGTGGCCGCTATGCAGGCCAAGGCCACGGAGAAGCAGGTGGTGGACGGCATCCGCGCCAAGGGCGCAAGGCCCCAGGAAAACGGTACGACCTCCCAGGGTGCATTTATCGTGAAGGATGACGTTTCCAAGCTGTCCAAGAGGGACCGCGCGGAGATCATCCGCAGAGCTGCACGGGGAGAGCACATCGAGTTTTAAGCCTCTCCCCAGAAGGGAGATTTTAACATGAACACCATCCGCAAATTCATTCTGCTGCCCGTCGCGCTGAACCTGTTTGATGCAGTCATCAACAAGACGACCAGCGCAACCACCGGGAACGACCTTTCCGGCGAGATGAAAACCTTCTACTCCGACTATCTCATTGATATGGCGGAGCCGCTGCTGGTCCATGACCAGTTCGGACAGAAGCACCCCATCCCCAAGAATGGCGGTAAGACCATCGAGTTCCGCAAGTATGACCCCCTGCCCAAGGCCACCACGGCCCTGACCGAAGGTGTGACCCCCGAAGGTCAGAAGCTCAACATGGGCATCATCACCGCGACTGTGGCGCAGTACGGCGGCTTCATCGAGCTGTCCGATATGCTGCTGCTTTCCGCCATCGACAACAACCTGGTGCAGGCCACCAAGCTGCTGGGCAGCCAGGCGGGCCGCACCCTGGACACCATCACCCGCGAGGTGCTGAACGGCGGCACCAACGTGCAGTACGCCGAGGGCCAGGTGGACAGCCGCGCCAACCTGTGCGGCGGCAGCAAGACCGACAGCGAGAACCACTACCTGACCGTGGACGCCGTGCGCCGCGCTGTCCGTTACCTCAAGGTGATGAACGCGCCCAAGATCAACGGCTACTACGCGGGCATCATCCACCCGGATTGCTCCTACGACCTTATGAGTGACCCCAAGTGGGTGAACGTCAAGACCTACTCCGACCCCGACGGCATCTACGAGGGCGAGATCGGACGCATCGAGGGCGTCCGCTTCGTGGAGACCAGCGAGGCCAAGGTCTTTACCCACGCGGGCAAGGACTACGAGACCGGCACCGCCTCCAGCGGCACCGTCACCCCCAAGGCATCCGCCCGTGACGTGTACTCCACCCTCATTCTGGGTGCGGACGCCTACGGCGTGACCGAGATCACCGGCGGCGGTCTCCAGCACATCGTGAAGCAGCTCGGCTCTGCCGGTACTGCCGACCCCCTGGACCAGCGCGCCACCGCAGGCTGGAAAGCCACCAAGGTGGCCGAGCGCCTGGTGGAGGCGTACATGGTCCGTATCGAGACCTGCTCCACCTTCAACAGCTAATCACCGGGGCCGCCTGCTTTACGGCGGGCGGCCCCACATTATGACCAACAGGAGGTATTTACACTATGGCTGCCAAGAAAGAAGCTGCTGCCAATGAGCAGCAGACCACCACGCAGGCTACCCCCGCCGCCGAGGCGGAGGACATCATCGCCAAGGCCAAGGCGGAAGCTGCTGCCATTGTGGCAGAGGCACAGGCCAAAGCCAAGGAGGCCCTGGAGGCGGCAAAAGAGACCGCCCCCGCCGCGCCCAAGCCGAACGACCTTGTGCCCATCCGTCTGTTCAAGGACAACGACAAGTACAAGGATGACGTTTTTGTGGCCGTCAATGGCCGCAGCTTCCAGATCAAGCGCGGCGAGACCGTGCAGGTGCCCGCCTATGTGGCGGAGGTCCTGGAGCAGAGCATGGCCCAGGACAACGCCACCGCAAACCTCATTGAGCGCGAGAGCAGCGCCTACGCTGCCGAGGCCAAGGCCCGCAACATCTAACTGAACAGGCACACCGCGAGACCCTAAAAGCGGCTGCGACACGGCGCGGCGAGGTATGGAGGGACCGACCCTTCCGCCCCGCCGCGCCTTTTATCATACAGAAAGGAGGTAGACCCCCCTATGGACAGGACCATCAATGTGACCGTGACCGGCGAATTTGTCCGCAAGGACAGCAAGAACGCGGGCGTGCAGGGCGAGGCCAATGTGACCGGCCTGCACATCGTTATGAGCGATGACTGGGAGGCGTTCTCCAAGCGCATCATCTGGCGCAACGCCCTGGGCGAAAGCCCCGTGGCGGTGCTGCTGTACAACAGCGTGGAGGACCTGGTGGCAAAGAAGGACCCGCTGACCTTCGACACGGCCATTCCGGCGGAGCCGCTGGCCCTGGAGGGCTGGTGCAGCTTTACCATTGAGGGCTTCCGGGAGAGCAACCCCACCGCCGTTGCCATCACGGTGACGGACCATCTGCTGGTGAAGCCGAACGACGCCTACACCACGCCGAAAGAGCCGACGCCCACCCAGGCGCAGCAGCTCCAGACCCAGATCGACGGCATTGTACCCCAGGTGAGCACCCTGGTGGGAAACGCCATCGAGGCGCTGGAGCAGGCCGAGGAGGCCGTGAAGGTGTGGGAAGCCTATGACAGCGCAAAGACCTATCTGCCCCTCCAGAAGGTGAGCAGGCTGGGCAGCTCCTACATCTGCAAGGCAGCGTGCAAGGGCGTGGCCCCGGAGCTGGACGTGGCCGGAGGCGTGGAGGGTGCCCACTGGCTGCTTATCGCCTCCAAGGGCGACCAGGGAGAACAGGGCGCAGAGGGACCCCAGGGCAAGACCGGCAAGCAGGGCATCCAGGGCGAGCGCGGACTGACCGGCGAGCGCGGCGTCCAGGGCATCCAAGGCATCCAGGGACCCCAGGGCGTTCAAGGCGCTGCTGGCCCGGTTGGACCCACGGGACCGGAAGGACCCCAGGGCGTGCAGGGGCCGCAAGGACCGCGCGGCATCGACGGCGTGGCCGTGCAGACGGCTGGCATGGTCAATTTCAGCGTGACCGACGAGGGGCATCTGCTGTGTACCTACACCGGCAACGAGGCCCCGGACTATTACATCAACGATGCAGGGCATCTATGTCTAAACATCTGACGGAAGGAGGAACCATCTATGCCTACCATTGATCTGGGCAAGGTTGTGGGTCCGCAGGGACCCCAGGGCGTGCAGGGCGCAAGAGGCCCGCAGGGTGCGACCGGCGCTCAAGGCCCGAAGGGAGAGCAGGGCATCCAGGGACCCCAGGGTGAGACCGGGGCCAAGGGCGCGACCGGCGCGACCGGCGCACAGGGACCCGCCGGTGCCGACGGCTCTACCCCTAACATCCAGGTGGGGACGACCACCACGCTGGCCGCCGGAAGTGCGGCCACGGTGAAGCGGCGGGCCGGAAGCCCGGACGCTGCCCCCATCTTCGACTTCGGCATCCCCAAGGGCGCGGACGCTGTAAACCCCGGCGACATGACCAAGGCGGTCTATGACCCCAAGGGCAAAGCCCAGGACATTTTTGCCTATGCAGACCAGAAAATGCCCAAGACGGGCGGCGCGTTCACCGGCGGCGTGTCCGGCGTGTCGCCCACCAGCGGCAGCACCAAGGGCTTCCGCAACATCTACTTCGGCAGCGGCGCTCCCGCCTCCAGCCTGGGGGCCAACGGCGACGTTTACATCAACATCGGATAAGAGGAGGACACGAACATGATTAAAGCAGGCAATCACACCATCAGCGACAAGGGCTTCACGGTGGTGACGGAGAACATCGGCGGGGTCCCCCGCCAGGCCGTGGTGGCAGAGCTGCCCGGCGGCATCAGCGACGAGGCCCTGGCCGCGTTCTGCGCCGGTCCCATTGAGGTGCTGGCCGAGGACGGCAGCACCACGGCGACCTACACCGGCCCCTTCCGCGTGGTCTCCCACGGGCTGAAACTGACCCGCACCAGCGAGGACAGCGACGTGGCCGCCCTGACGGCCCAGGTGGCGGAGCTGGAGGCCAAGCTGTCCCACGAGCAGAGCGAGAAGGAAAGCGCCCAGAGCGCCCTTGCACGCCTCAACGAACAGCTTACCACCCTCAAGATGACCCTGGAGGCCAACAGCGCGGACAAGGCCGTAGTTGACGAAGCTCCCAGCGCGGACAAGGCCGTAGTTGACAAAGTTCCCGTGGAGGCCATGGATGCGGCGGGCAGCGTGTAAGGACTGGGCGGAGGCTTCCTGTCTGATCTCCAACCTCCTGGCGGAGCTGGAGCAGCCCTGCCGGATGTGCCGGGAGGACAGCCTGGTGCTGACCGGGCGCTCCCCCACCGGCGAGACCGTGACCATCCGGCTGGGACCGGACCTGGTGCTGGAGGCAGAGGGCTGCGACGAGCTGCTGGATGCAGCACGAAAGCGAGGGTGCCCCGATGGCTGACAGACAGACCGATGACTTCAAGCTGGGCAACAAGGCGGCTGATATGTGGCTTTACACGGCAGACGCCTGCGCCAATGAGAAGGTCATCCCCAAGAAATACCGCTACACCACCGGAACGGCCCTGATGAACGGTGCAGAGGCCATCTGCTCGTGCATTGAGGGCGCAAACCTCATTGACCTGCGGGAGAGACCGGCGGAGCGGCTGGCGATGCAGCGGGAGGCCCTTTGCGCGTGCAAGAAGCTGGAGCGGAAGATACTGCGGATGGCAGAAAGCAAGCAATACCCCGGCGTGAGCGGCCAAAAGGCCGCGACCTGGAGCAAGGCGGTGATGACGGTGCGCTATATGTGCGCCGCCTGGTACGAGAAGGACCGGAGCCGCGCTGCCCAGGCAAGAGAGGATGTTCGGCGGCGATAGCTGCCTTTCATTGGGGTATAGCCTGTTCGCGCCGTCAACTGGGGCCTGCGCTCCCCGAACTCGAATGACAACAACGCGTACAACATCAACACCGACGGCACCGTGAACAACAACAACGTGTACAACGCCAACTTCGCGCCGCGTCCCGCTCTGATGGAATTACCGTGTACAAGTAGCCCTTGCGGCGAAAGCAGAGGCCCATCATCAAAGGAGGCTATATCCCGTCGTCCGTGGACATGAACACGGGGGATAAACACATGGCACCGACGCTGCCAGGCTCGCTACCGGGGAAAGCCCCGGACACCTCCGGCGGAGGGAGATACTGGCCGCTATCAGCGATGCCGGACCTGCGCTCCACCATCCGAAAACCAAGCAAGGATGTGTGATATGACCTATCAGGAACTATGCTCCTTTGACACCCTATGGACGGCCTACCACCGGGCCAGACGGTGCAAGAGGGGCAAAAAGAGTACGGCACCCTTTGAGTACAGCGCAATCGAGGAGCTGCTGATACTCTCAAAATCGCTTTTGCAAGGGACGCACCAGCCGGACCCGCTGGACGCGTTCTATATCTACGAACCCAAGAAGCGGCTTATCCAGGCCCCGACGTTCCGGGACAAGGTGGTGCAGCACGCGCTCACGGATTACATCGTCTACGACGAGCTGGCCCGGAGCTTCACGCTGAACACCTACGCGGCCCAGTACGGCAAGGGGACCCACTACGGGCTGGAGATGCTGAAACGGCACATGAGGACCTATTTCCTGCGGCGGAAGGGCGCGGACGAGGCAGCACGCAAGGCCGCCGGTCTGCCCCACCGGCCCATGGAGGAATGGGACTACGCCGAGGGCTGGGTCATCAAGGGCGACATCCGCCACTTCTTCCAGAGCATCGACCACCGGCGGCTCAAGGCCGCGCTGGAACCCCGGTTTCCCGACCCGGACATCCGGGCGCTGATGTGGCGATACATCGACGCCGTGGACGAGGGCCTGGCCCTGGGACACCAGACGAGCCACATCTACGCGGTGTTCTACGTCAGCTCCTTCATGCACTATGTGGGTGAGAAGCTGCACCTGCCGCTGGCAGGGATGTATATGGACGACTGGTATGTGATCTGCCCGGATAAGGCGACAGCGGTTGAGGCTCTGCGCCTTGCAAGGCTTGAATTTGCCAAGCTGGGCCTGGAGCTGAACGACAAGACCAACATCTTCCCCTTGCAAAACGGCATCGACTTCTGCGGCTTCCACACCTATCTGACCCGGACGGGCCAGGTGGTCAGCAAGCTGCGCTACTCCTCCATCAAGCGGATGAAACGACGCATCCGGCTGTGGGAGAAGCAGTACGCGGCGGGCGAGGTGTCGCGGGAGAAAATCATGGAGAGCTTTACCGCCTGGGAGGCACACGCCAAGCACGGCGACACAAAGCAGCTCCGCAGAGAAATGCGGTCCAGGTTGTTGATGGCTCTGGACCGCGCAGACGAGGCCAGGCGGGCGGCGGGCATCCCCGCTGCCCGGCCCGGACCTGACGAAAGGAGAACAAAACGATATGGGACAGTTACTTTCCAATCTGGCAAACGGCAGCCTGGTGAAGCTGGCGGAAAACAGCAAGCCCACCAAGTTCATCAAGCTGGACAATGACCACTACGGCACCGGCACGGGCGTGACCCTTATCCGCAAGGATGCTTTCAGTGAGATCGCATGGAACGCATCCGACAGCAACGGCTACAAAAACCGTTACTTCGGCTGCACCCTGGACAACTTCTGTGACGGCATCTGGCCGCTGAAACTGGACGAGAAAATCCGGGAGTGCCTGGTCCCCGTCCCCATTGTGGTGGCGGAGGGCAACCAGGTGGCGACGCTGCACACGATCTACCGCAAGGGCTTTGCCATCTCCTGCACGGAGGCGGGCGTGAGCGGCTGGCAGACGGAGGGCAAGGCGTTCAGCTATTTCTCCGACAACGCAAAGCGCATCGCCTATCTGGACGAGACGGCGACCGCCGTCTACTGGGGCCTGCGCTCCCCGTCCTCGAATGACATCAGCGCGTACGGCATCCTCGCCGACGGCACCGTGTTCCACAGCTACGCGTGCGACGCCTACTTCGCGCCGCGTCCCGCTTTTAATCTTAAATCTTCTATCGTTGTATCTGACAGCACAGACAGCGATGGATGCTACACGGTTGAGAGCGTGCCGGGCAACGACGGCGGGCTGTATGTGAAGAACAACGGCCTGTGGGTCCGCGCGGTGTAAGAGAAGCGCCCAGAAAGCCGGGCGGCGGCGTGCCGCTGCCCGGCAAATTCTATGAGAGGAGGCGGCGGTATGCCGAGCATCAATGAAGTTATCGAACGGGTGAACCGGGCGAGGCCGGACGCCATCGACGACGAGACCAAGGCGGCGTGGCTGCTGGAGCTGGACGGACAGCTCTACCGGGAGACCATCCTGCGGCACCAGCTCACGAGCGGGCGCGGGGCCAAGGGACCCGTCGCCGTCTGTCCCACCTGCGGCGGGACGGAGATCACCTATGACCGGGTGATGGACAGCAACCTGTGTCCGGCGTGCGGCTGGACCGACCTGCCGGACTTTCCCAAGGCGTTCCCGGAGGACGGGGACAAGCCCCTGCTGGTGGAGGCCCCCTACGACGGGCTGTACGACCTGTACCTTATGAGCAAGGTGGACTTCTACAACCGGGAGGCCGACAACTACAACAACTCCGCCATGGCGTACAACGCAGCGCTGGACGAATGGCGGAAACAGTATCACCGCAGGCACCTGCCCATCGGCGGCGGGGGTCTGACGGGGCTATTTTAGGAGGAGGGGCGAGATGAACCTGCCATACATGACGGCGGCGACCGGCAAGAACCGCAAGCAAATCATCGCCTTTGCCGGGCTGAACTACGGCCAGGGGGCCGGAGACGGCGAGCTGGCAGAGAGCTGGGGCCTCTCCTCCGCCCGCTTCCCGTGCCTCAGTCAGCGGGACGGGCGCAAGACCGCCGGGACCTACACCAGCCCCACGGGGCTGTACGCACGGGGGAAGCTGTGCGTGGTGGACGGGACCGACTTTCTCTATGACGGCAAGGTGGTGGGCCATGTGACTGCGGGCGAAAAGCAGTTTGCCACCATCAACACCAAAATCGTCATTTTCCCCGATAAGGTCTACTACGACACGGAGGCAGAGAAGTTCGGGATGCTGGCGGCGGAATACCCCGGCTTCCCCGGCGACGTGACCTTCACGGCCAACACCCTGACCGTGCCGGAGCAGAGCTATATCGACCAAGCGGCGGAGAACGCAGAGACCAAGGGCAGCGTGGCCGCCGACACATCCATCACCGCCTACACCGGGGCCAGCGTGAACAAGACCACGGGAGCGCTGACTATGAGCGGCGGGACCGCAGGGACCCCGGACAAGCTCAAGGCGGGCGATTACATTCAATACGACTGCGACAGCTCCAAGGAGTACATGGTGGTACAGAGCAGCGCAAAGCAGAGCGACGGGACCTACCAGATCACCTATCTGCTGCACACGGCGGCGCTGCACAAATACCCAGGCTTCGACGAGCTTTTCAAGGCCGGAGACGCAATCGAAATTTCCGGCTGTACGACCTGCGCCGCGAACAACGGCAGCCACATCATCCGCTCCCTGGAGGCGCGGAAGCTGACCTTCACCAAGGACATCTTCACCAAGACCGGCGCGGAGGCCGGGACGGTGATGCTGGAGCGGAAGGTGCCGGACCTGACGTGCATCTGCGAGTGCGATAACCGCATCTGGGGCGCGGAGGGCAAGACCATCTATGCCAGCGCCCTGGGCGACCCGACCAACTTCTACGTCTACGACGGGGTGTCCACGGACAGCTACGCCGTGGCCGTGGGCACGGAGGGCGAGTTCACCGGGTGCATCGCCTACTCCAGCACGGTGCTGTTCTGGAAAGAGAATTGCCTGCACAAGGTCCTGGGCAGCTATCCGGCGCAGTATGAAATCTACACCTACACGGTGCCCGGCATCCAGAAGGGCAGCGAGAAGTCCCTGGCCGTCATCAACGAGACGCTGTTCTACAAGGGCCGCAACGGCGTGTACGCCTACTCCGGCGGGACCCCGGAGCTGCTGACGGAGAACTTCGGGACCCGGCGCTTCTTCGACGCGGTGGGCGGCACGGACGGCGAGCGCTACTACATCTCCATGCGGACGGAGAAGGGCGACTGGGAGCTGTACGTCTTTGATACGCTGCGGGCCATCTGGCTGCGGGAGGACGCGACCCACGCGCTGGACTGGGCCTATCTGGACGGGACGCTCTACTTCCTGGACGGGGCCACGGGCAAGCTGATGACCACCGGGCAGGACTACTCCGAGGAGGGCCTGGTGAACTGGAGCGCAACGCTGTGCCAGATGGACGAGACGAGCCACGGGCGCAAGTGCTATTCCAAGCTGTACCTGCGGGCGGACCTGGATGCCGGTGCCTGGCTCAAGGTGGAGATCAGCACAGACGGCAAGCCCTTCCGACAGGTGTTCTCCACCCACAACGAGCGGGCCAAGACCCTGCAAGTCCCCATCCTGCCGGTGCGGTGCGACAACTTCCGCATCCGGCTGTCCGGCAAGGGCGGATGCCTGGTCAAGAGCATCATCCGGGAGTTCGCCCTGGGCAGCGAATATTAAGGAGGTGACAGGGCATGGCAACCACCCTCCCCGGCTCCCCTCCTTCGTTTGACCGCAACGACGTGAACGGGACCGTAAAATCTCTGTGCAACTACACCAGAAACCTGCAAGAAAATCTGGACTTCATGCTGGGGCAGCTTCAAAAGAGCATGACCGCCATACAGACCAGTGTGGAGGGGCTGAACAGCAAGGTCTCCAGCCTGCAAACCACCCTCTCCGGGGTGCAGCAGAGCGTGAGCACACTGGGCAGCGAGTACAACAAGCTGGCAGCCCGCGTGACGGCGCTGGAGCAGAAAACCAACTGAAAGAGGAGGTAATCCGACATGGCAAAACCCGATATGTCCAGGAACAAAGACCTGGCGGGCAAGACCGTCTCCAAGGGCGGCTACAACATCAGCTATAACGAGAACGGCTATGCCACCAGCGCCATCAAGACCGGGAGCAAGACCGGCAAGGCCGCCGCGCCAAGCGCCGACACGGTGGGCGGCGGCGGCAGCGACCGGGGCAGCTACGGCGGCAGCGTATATGACCAGGAGCATTTTTCCAATGACGAGCTGCGGAGCGCGGCGGAGGTCCGGGCGGCAGCGGCGGCAGGCAAAACGACCTGGGCAGACGCCCACGACTATGTGGAGCGCATCCGCAGCAACTACGGCTATTCCGGCGACAGCGACGGCAGCCGCTACATCCCCCTGGAGATGGGCGGCGGCGGACGAGGAAACGGAGGCGGCGGCTTCTCCTACGAGGCGGCCCCCACCTACACCAGCCGCTACCAGAACCAGATCGACGACCTAACCCGCCAAATCCTTAACCGGGAGGCGTTCAGCTACGACCCGGAGAAGGACCCCACCTATCAGCAGTACAAGGAGAGCTACACGCGCAGCGGCGAGCGGGCGATGCAGGACACCCTGGGGCAGGTCAGCGCCCGCACAGGCGGCCTTGCAAGCAGCTATGCGGGCAGCGCAGCGCAGCAGACCTATGACAACTACATGGGGGCGCTGGCCGATAAAATCCCGGAGCTGAAACAGCTTGCCTACTCCATGTACCAGGACGAGGGCAACACCCAGAGGGCAAACCTGGAAATGCTGGTGGCCCTGGAGCAGGGCGACTACGCAAAGTACGCCGACCTCCTGGCCCAGTACAACACGGACCGGAGTTTCGACTACGGCGTGCATCGGGACAATATCGGCGACGAGCGCTACAACAACGAGTGGAACTATTCCGTGGGCCGGGACCAGATCGCGGACAAGCGCTACGAGGACGAGACCGCCTACAACCGGGAGACCTACAAGGACGAGACGGAGTACAACCGGGAGACCTACAAGGACGAGACGGAGTACAACCGGGCGCTGGCAAAGGCCCAGACCCTCGCGGCGGGCGGCGACTTCTCCGGCTACAAGGCCCTGGGGTACACGGACCAGGAGATCGCGGGCCTCAAGAGCGCATACAACAAGGCGCAGGCATCCGCCCGCTCCGACGGGAGCAAGAGAGGCGGCCCAAGCGCCAGCGAGGACGTGTACGCAGGAATGTACAAGGCGGGCATCCGCAGCGAGGGAGACGCATACGCCTGGCTGCTGTCCGCCAGGTACAACACCACCCAGGCCGGAAAGCTGGCCGGGTATTACGCCGACTGGATGAAGAACCAGGGCGGCAGCGGAGACAGCGGCAGCGACGCCCAGATCGGCAACCGGCACGGGGATAGCTGGATTTATATTCCCGGCCATGGCCGCTTCACCTACGACGAGGTGGAGAACTACGTCAACAGCGGAAAGGTCATCGAGACCTACGACAGCGCGACCAACACCTACACCTACAAGTGGAACGGCAATAAGAAGTAAGGAGGCGGCCCTATGGCAAGCGCAAGCGATTTTTTGAAGAAGCGGACGGCGGCGCGGCAGCAGGCCGAGAGCATCCAGAGCAGCGATAAGACCCCTCTGGGCAAGAATGACGACGGCACCGTAACGCGGGCGAGCAACTTTCTGCGGAACAAAGCCGCAGAACGCCGGGCCGTCATCGACCAGCAGTACGGCAAGGATGCCTACGGCGGCAGCGGCAGATACGAGGCGGACAAGGCCCAGGGCTTCAATTCCTGGCTGGAGAGCGTGAACGGCCTCTCCAGCCAGTTGGGCAGCGACTACCAGAGCCGGGACGGCAAATTCCAGAGTGCCGCAGACTTTGGGAAGTACCGGGATGACAACGACGCCCGCATCAGCGTGATGCAGAACAGGGCCAACGCCTACCGCACCTACTTCCAGGACAACCGGGAGATATACGGAGAGGATGCCGTGAACGGCGTCCTTTCCACCCTGGACCAGGGCAGCAAGTACCTGGAGGAGCTGCGGGGCGGGCTGAACAGCGAGTATGACTTCTGGTCCCAGTTCAAGGACGAGAACGACTACAACACCTACCAGCGGGGCAAGGAATATGCCGCGCTGGCGGAGAAACCCGATTTCGCAGAGAAAAGCCAGTACAAGAGCACGGCCAACGGCCAGGAGAAATTCAACGCATGGAGCGGTACTTACTCCAACAGCGGCTTTGACGACATCGCCTACGACTACATCAACCGCAACGAGGAGGCCCGCAGCCGCCAGATGCTCTCCGACATCCAGAGCAACGCGTCCCTGCTGGGCCTGGACAACAGCGAGCGGCGGGAGATGACGGATGACGAGATCGCCACCTTCAACTACCTGTACGCCCAGGACAGCGCCAACGGCGACGCGGAGCACAAGAACGCCTACGCCTACATCGACTACCTGACCGGAGACCTCAACTACCGCCAGCGGGCCAAGGCTGAGGAGGAATGGGCCACCTACGCCAAGGAGCACCCGGTGGGGTCCTCCGCGTTCAGCGTGCTGGAAAGCCCTCTCAAGGGCCTTTCCTACCTGGGCCAGGCGGCGGATTACCTCTCCGACGGGGAAATCGACCAGAACGCAGGCTACAACAAGTTCAGCTACATCAACAGCGCCATCCGCGACGAGGTGAACACCATCGTGGAGGACAACTGGGGCGGCGTGGGCAGCTTTGCCTACCAGACCGGCATGAGCATGGGCGACTTCCTGCTGAATACCGCCATCACCGGCGGCAACCAGGCGCTCTCCCTTGCCATCATGGGCACCGGCGCGGCGGCGGATGCCACCATCTCCGCAAAGGACCGGGGCCTGTCCGATAACCAGGCGTTCGCCCTGGGCACCATCGCAGGCGCGGCGGAGATCATCACCGAGAAGGTCAGCCTGGATGCCCTGCTGGACAAAACCGCGCTCACCAAGAGCGCCATGGGCTACTTTCTCAAAAACACCCTGGCCGAGGGCAGCGAGGAAGTGGGCAGCGACATCATCAACCTGGTGGCCGACGTGCTCATTTCCAAGGACAAGAGCGAGTGGCAGACCTCCATCGACGCCTACGAGGCCGAGGGCATGACCGAGAAGGAGGCGTTCTGGCGGGCCGTCCGGGACCAGGCGGAGAACATGGGCCTGGACTTCCTGGGCGGCGCTGTCTCCGGCGGCGTGATGTCCGGCGCGGGCATCGCCATCAACGCGGGGCTGAATGAATACGGCGCACGGCGCACCGGCGCGGAGTTCCAGGCGATGGGCGACGACGTGGTGCAGGCCACCATCCAGGAAGGGCTTGCAAGCGACCCCAGCACCCAGAGCTACAAGCTGGCCGTGCAGCTCCAGCAGAAGCTCGACGCCGGGCAGACCCTCACCAACGCAGAAATCGGGCGGCTGTACCAGGCCAATGTGCAGGCCATCGACGCGGAGGACGGCAGCGGCGACCTGCTGCTGCGGGCCGCCGAGGAAGTGACCCAGAAGGGCCGCGTGACCAACAACACCGCCATCGACATTTTGAGCAACCCCACCGCCATCAACACGCTGACGCAGGAGGTGGGGCTGAACATCAGCGAGGACATGAGCAAGTCCCAGCAGCGCAAGGCCGTCAAGAACGCCGTGGCGACCCTTGCAAGGACGCAGAGCGGCGTTTCCGCGAACACGAGGGAAACTGCCCCCACCGCAACGGAAGCCCGGCAGACGGCCACGCAGGAGACCGTGCGCCCCGCCATGCAGGTGGAGCAGCAGCGCCCTGCGGCGCAGCAGGCGTATGACATCCGCCGCGTGCGGGACGCTGCGGCCAGCCTGGGCGAGAACGGGGCCAAGGCCCTCTCCGCCAGCTACGACGGCAGCGTGCGGGCCGACGACTACTACGCAGGCTTCGCCTCCTACTACGAGGCGGGCATCTCCGGCATCGACATGGACAAGGTGCAGAGCCGCTATGCCGCGCAGCTCAACCAGGCGCAGCGCTTCGCGGCCTACTCCGCCGGTCAGAACGACGCGGCGGCCTCCCTGGCCCTGGAGCGGGAGGGCGTCAAGAGCGCCACGGTGTACGGCGACGAGGCGGGCTTCGTGCAGTCCGAACATTCCGCCAGCCTGCCCAAGGAGACCGTGCGCTTCTACGGCAGCCTGGCCCGTGCCGCCGGGGTGAAAATCCAGATGGCAGAGGCCACCGGCAAGGGCGGCGCAAACGGATGGTACAGCAACGGCATCATCCACATTGCCAACGACGCAGAGAACCCCGGCACGGTGGTGGCAAAGCACGAGATCACCCACCGGATGCAGGAGATGGCCCCGGAGGCATACCGGAAGTACCGCGACTATGCCATGTCCGCGCTTACCGAGCGGGACGGCTCTACCGCCTCCATCGTGGAGCAGTACAAGAGCCGCTACGCCGAGGCAGGCGTGAACCTCTCCACGGAGCAGGCCATGGACGAGATCGCCGCCGACTTCACCGAGGCGCTGACGGTTGACCCAGCCAGGTTTGAGACCCTGGCAAAGGAAAACCGCAGCGTGGCCCGGAAGCTGCTGGACGCCGTGCGGGACTTCATCCGCAAGGTCAAGTCTCTGTTCAAGGGCAATAAGGCCGCGCAGAACCAGGCTGCTGCCAACGCCTACGGCGTGAGCATCGACACCCTGGAGGAAGCGGCACGCCTCTGGGAGGAGGCACTGAAAGCGACCAGCGAGCAGACGGCAAACAAAAACGCCGCCCAGACGGACGGCGGCACAAAATTCTCTATCAAACGGACCTCTCAAATGACGCTGGCCCAGCAGCTCAAGATGTTTTACGACGGGAAGATGGCCTCCAGCGATGCGTTCTACTTCGGAGTGACCCCTGCGGTGCTGGAGAAGTCCGGCTTTGATGCGCTGCCCCTGGCTATGACCATCGGAGACTTCCGCAAATCCACCCAGAAGAAGCACAACATCCCCCGCCGCGTTCTGAAAAACCTTATGGGCAACCTGGCTTCCCCTCTGTTCTCCTTTGGGAGCGGAGACCGGGCCGGTATCGTTCTGAACGACATCGACGGCGACGGCTACACGCTGCTGGCAGCGCTGGAGCGCGGGACCGATATGGACCGCAAGCCTGTCAATGTCATCAACAGCCTGTACGGCCTGGAGCACCCGGCGGAATGGATTAAGAACCAGATCGACAGCGGGAACGAGTTTGTCCTGTACGATGAAAAAAGAGCAAATGCGTTTCTCCAGACCTACGGCTACATGGCCTCGGTGGGAGATGGCATTCGCTCTACGGGTGAGAGTGTAACCCAGAACGGGGCGGAAGTCAAGAGCAAATTTTCTCTCAAGACCCCGGTGGAGGAGACGGACAAGCTGCTGGCCCTGCACAACAAGGACGAGAACAGCATCCTGGCTGCCATCAAGCTGGGCGGCCTGCCCATGCCCTCCATCGCCATTGTAAAAGCCAGGGACGGGCACACCAAGTACGGCCCCATCTCCCTTGTGTTCAGCAAGGACACCATCGACCCGCAGCTATTCCGCGCCAACAAGGTGTACGGTGGCGATGCCTGGACGCCGACCGCTCCGCGAGTAGATTACCCCGTGAACAGCAAAAAGGCATCCCAGGTGGAGCACGAGCTGCACCGGCTGGCCGGGGATGTCTCCGTGGCCGGGGGCATCTTCGGGAACAGCGCCGCCCTGCGCTCTATGGGCATCGACGACACCAGCACCAGGAGCACGGCAGAGCTGGCGGAGAAGCTGGCCTCCACGGACACGGTGCGGGCGGCCTATCTGGCAGACCAGGGCAAGAGCCTGGAGCCGGTGAAGATGGACAAGGTGTGGGACAAGTTCGGTAACGACACCATGCAAAAGGTGGTTGACCGCCTGGGCGTGAACACGCTGGCTGAAATCGAGGCCAACCTGGAGACCGGCGAGAGCGTGAAGGACGCCCTGGGCGAGAATGCCGAGGTCATCCGCGACATTCTCCGGGACTACTACCGGGAACAGGGCGAACCCATGCTTCGCAGAATGGCCGTCAAGAGGCATTGGACCGACGCGGAGATCAACGAAAGACGGCAGACCCGCATCGACAATTCCATGGACGGCGTTTCCATCTTTACCCTGGAGGACATCGTTCACCACGCATGGGATATGTACCAGGACGGCGGCGCGACCAAGGGCGAAATTGACCGGATGGCTACCTCTGACGCGCTGCGCAGCGCCGTGGATGACCACGCCGTTGAGGAGTGGATTGCCGGGAAGCTGGACGGCCTGCTGGGCGAGGCGGGCATCTACAATGGCAAGGACCCCTACACCCCCTCCGGCAATCTCCGCAGCTTCTCGCAGCTCCACTATGCCTACACCCTGGAGAACATCGTCAAGGCGATGAAGGAGGGCCAGGAGGAGCGCGGCGGCAACACCTGGGGCGCAAGCGCCAAGACCCTGCAATCCGTGGCGACGCCGGAATACCGCAGCATCCAGGAGATCAAGGCGGACAGTGGGCGGCTGGGCATGGACGAGGGGGCCGAGTATGAAGCAAAGCTCCAGGCCATTGATGACCAGATCGGCAGCATCATCACGAAGATCAAGCAGGGAAACAAGGCTCATTCCGACAATTCCTTCGTCGAGAGCGACATCATCGGCAGCATCCTGATGGAAACGTCCAAGGGCAAGAGGACGGTGGACGCTATCATGCGGGCCTTCTCCAAGGAGGGGTACAAAATCAGCAGCCAGACGGCCCAGGACATCCAGGCCGTCTACCAGGCGGCGGCGGAAATGCCCACCGGCTACTTTGAGGCCAAGCCCCAGCGGGCCGTCGGCTTCGACGAAGTGCTGGCCGCCGTCATCCCCGATGACAGCAGCAAAAAGCTGCGGGACGGTCTGGAGCAGGCCGGTGTGCGGATGCTGGAATACAAGACCGGAGACGACGCGGACCGCCTTGCCAAGATCAACAGCGTGGAGGGTGCGCGCTTCTCCCTCAAGACCGTTCCCCCTGTGAAGCCGACGAGCGACGACTGGAGGCCGGGGGCAACCTTCGACGAGGTTAAATCCGCCCATCCGACCCTGTTTGCCCTGGACGCCGACGAGGCGGACACCCGCAACCCGACGCAGATTTCCGGCACGGTCAAGAGCTACCGCAAAATTTACGACGCCCTCCAGGCGGAGAACTTCGACGGGACCATCCTGGATGCAAGCTCCGGCCTGGGCTACGGGACCAGAGCCGGGCGCGAGGAGTACGGCTTTGACGTGGACGACATCGAGCCGTTCCCGGATGCCAAGTACCAGCCGAACTACACCGATTACTCCACCCTGGACAAGACCTACGATGTCATCATCAGCAACGCGGTCCTTAACGTCATGCCCCAGGACCTCCGCGACGCTATGGTGGTGAAAATCGGTGAAATGCTGAACCCCGGCGGGCGGGCGTTTATCAACGTGCGCGGCACGGATGTGAAGAACGCCGGGAGCAAGGTCGCCATCAACGACGATCTGATGGAGTATTTCATCTCCAACACCGGCAGCTATCAAAAGGGCTTCACGTCCAAGGAGCTGGTCTCCTACCTCAAGGACGCCCTGGGCGACGGCTTTACCGTGGAACCGACCCGGAAATTCGGCGCTGTCAGCGCCATCGTGACCCGCGACGGAGACAGGCTGTCCCTCAAGGGGCGGGACATCCTCCAGGAGAACGCGGCCTTGCAAGAGGAGAACCGGCTGCTGCGGGAGCAGATGAAGGACTATATCGCCATCCAGCGCCGAAACGGGACGCTCCAGGAGAGCCGGGACTACTGGCAGGGCCAGACCCGGCGGACCCGGCGCGTGACCACGGACAAAAAGGCCGTGACCGCCGCCGCGAAACAGCTTATCCAGAACTACGGGGCCGACATCGCGGTGAAGGACATCCAGGGAGACCTCCAGAGCCTCTATGACTACATCGCCAGCGGCTACGACGGCAAGGATGAGCTGACCTACACCGAGGCCCGCCGCCGGGCGGAGGACATCGCGGAAACCCTGGTGAGCAACGCGGTGGCCGTGGACAGCGATATGTACGATGCGTACAGCGACCTGCGGGACTACCTGCGGACGACCAAGATCATCTACGGCAAGGAGTACCACGGGGACATCGCGGACTATGGCGATTTCCGCAAGCGGCAGTTCGGACGGCTGAACCTGGGCAGCGAGGGCCACACCAACATCGACCAGGTGTACCAGGAGCTTTCCTCCCGCTGGCCGGAGTTTTTCAGCGAGCAGGAACAGACCCATCCGACGGACCAGCTCCTCCATATCGTGGAAGTGCTGGACGGCATCAGCGAGATCAACGAGTACAACCCCTTCTCCCGCTACATGGACCAGGCCGTGACCGGCGCGGCGAACGAGATCATGGAGACCTTCTTCGACCTGCCCCAGACGCGAAAGACTTTTGCGGACCGGCAGGCATTGAAGTTGGAGAACGCCAAGGCCAAGGGCCGGGAGCAGGTCCAGAAGGTGCGGGAGCAGTACACCACCCGCCTGGCGGAACTGCGGGAGCAGAACCGGCAGCGGGTACAGAACGCCATCGCCAAGGAGCGGGAAGCCCGCGAGCGGCAGATGGGTGCTCTGAAAGACCGCTATGCGGCCAAGGACGCAGCGGGCCGGGAACGCCGGGCGGCCCGTGAGCTGCGGGCCAAAATCACCCGCCATGCAAGCGCTCTGTCCCAGAAGCTCCTCCGCCCCAGCGACCAGCACCACATCCCGGAGGCCATGCGCGGAAGCGTGGCCGCTATGCTGGAGAGCATCAACCAGGAGAGCCAGTACACCCTCGACGAGAACGGCAAGCGGGTGAAGGATGGCAGCGGCACCCCCACCAAGCGAACCGAGGCGTTCCGCGCCCTCAAGGAGCAGTACGCCAAAATCGTGGCCGAGGGCGGGGATATGGTCATTGACCCCTCCCTGCTGGGCAGCGACGCCGACGGCATCAAGGGCGGCTTTGATGCGGTCATCGCCATGAAGGACACCAAGCTGGCCGACATGAGCGTGGCGCAGCTTCAAACCGTGTGGCAGGTGGTCAAGGCCGTGGAGCACAGCGTGAACACGGCGGGGAAAGTCCTGTCCAAGGCCAAGTACGCCAGGACGGCGGACTGGGCGCAGGCTCTCTCCATCGGGACCAGCAGCCGCCGGGCCAAGAACAGCCTGACCCGCAACCACGCCCTCATTGACCTGGAGACCCCGTACACCTTCTTCTCCCATTACGGAGAGGCGGGCAAGGCGGTCTACCGGATGCTGCGGGACGCGCAGGACCAGCAGCAGCTCATGGTGGACCATGTGGCCGAGGAGGTCCGCAAGATCGTGGACCCCAAGACGGTGAAGAAGCTGGAGGCGACCACGCAGACCTTCACCACGGAGCGAGGCGAGAAACTGACCCTTTCCACGGCCCAGGTGATGGAGCTGTACGAGCTGGTGAAGCGCAAGCAGGCCCACGACCACCTGCTCAAGGGCGGCGTGGTCCAGCCAGAGATCAAAACCTCGCAAATCCGGCGCGGCACGGACAGCATCCGCCTGACGGAGGGCGACCTGGTGAACATCACCGGGACGCTGACACCGGAGCAGGTGAAGATCGCGGACGGCCTGCAAGGACTGACCCGTGGCGTGCTGGCCGACTACGGCAACAAGGCCAGCATGGAAGCCTACGGTTACAAGAAGTTCACCGAGAGCGACTACTGGCCCATCAAATCGGCCAAGGAGGGCCTGCACAGCAACATCGAAAAGGGCGGAAACAACACCCGCTCCATTAAGAACATCGGCATGGCAAAGACCACGATGCCCCACGCGAGCAACGCCCTGGACCTGGCGGGCATCTTCACCACCTTTGCCAGCCACGCCTCCGACATGACGGACTATGCCTCCTGGCTCTGCACGATGGAGGACATCAACCGCCTGTTCAACTACCAGTTCCGGGACGAGGAGGGCAACCCAACCGGCAAGACCATCAAGGGCCTGCTGGACCGCGTGGGCGGCCCCGGCAGTCAAAAATACTGGCACAACCTGATGGAGGACATCCAGAACGGCATCAACGCCCCCGGCGACAGCCCCATGTGGGACATCGCCGGAAAGACCATCGGCGGCTTCAAGGGCGCAGCCGTGGGCGCGAACATCCGCGTGGTCATCCAGCAGCCCACGGCGTTCTTCCGGGCGGCGGCGGTACTGGACCCCCAGGACATGGCGCGGGGCCTTGCAAGAGGCGTTACGCGGGGCAGCGGATGGAAGAAAGCTCTGCAATACTCCCCCATCGCCATGCGGAAGGATGCGGGCGGCTTCGACATCTCCAGCCCCTACAAGATGACCGAGACGCTGTTCGACAACCGGACGAACGTGCGGAAGCTGAACGACGCCCTTTCCGCCCCTGCGGGCGCGGCGGACGCCGTGACCTGGGGTAAGCTGTGGAACGCCTGCGAGTGGGCCACGGCGCGGGAACACCAGGGCCTCACCAAGGGCAGCGAGGCGTTCTACCGGCAGACGGCAAAGCTGTTCGCGGAGGTCATCGACCAGACCCAGGTGGTAGACGGCGTGCTCCAGCGGTCCAACATCATGCGCTCCAGCAACGCGGTGGTGAAGCAGGCGACCAGCTTCATGGGCGAGCCGATTATGAGCCTCAACCTGCTGATGCGGGCCTATGACCAGGTGCGCTACGAACAGAACAGCCAGAAGCGCGGCAAGGCCATCAAGACGATGGGCCGGGCGGCCACGGCCCTGGTGGTGACGAACGTGGTCAACGCTCTGGCCCAGAGCCTTATCGACGCCATGCGCGACGATGACGAAGACAAAAAATACTGGGAGCGCTTCCGGGCTGCGTTCACCGGTATCTCCGGTGACGAGGAGACCCCCTGGGAGAAAGCCTGGAACGCCATCATGGAGGGCAACGTCGGCAGCAACATGAACCCCCTGGGGCAAATCCCCTTTGTGAAGGACGCGCTGTCCATCATGCAGGGCTACGACGTGTCCCGCACGGAAATGGAGATCGTGTCCGACCTTATCCAGGCCGGACAGACGGCCATCCAGAGCGCCGACGGCCAGGGCAAGCGGACCAGGGCCTACGCCCTCAAGGGACTGCTGGCCGCCGGTGCAAAGATGTTCGGCATCCCGGCCTCCAACCTGACGCGGGATATGTGGGGCCTGGCCCGGAGCGCAGCGGTGGAGACCGGCAACATCCCGCTCCAGTATGAGATGGAAAAGGCTATCTACAACATCTCCAACACCGGCAACAAGAACCGCTATTACGCCATTCTGTACCGGGCGCTGGAGCAGGGCGACATGGACACCTACCAGCACATCAGGGACGACCTGATGAACAGCATGGGCGTGGACGGCGCAAGCATCGACAGCGCCATGCGGAGCCGCTACAACAAGGCCGTTGAGAAGGACCCGGACTACACCCTGCCCCAGAGGGCACGGGACCTTATCGGCAGCAGGGACAAATACGCCCCGGTCAAGGAGAAGGAGGAAACCTTCGGCGCGGACGACCTGGGCAGCAGCGCCTACCGGGCATACTCCGACCAGCGGGCCAGCGACTACCGCAGCATGGCAGACGACCTGGCGAGCAGCCCCATCTTCCGGGGAATGGACGACGAGACCCGCGACAAGGTGCTCAAGGCGGCCTATGATCTGGCCGACAAGAGCGCCCTGGCGGACCATTCCGACGGGCAGTACGAGGTCAGCACCAAGTGGATGGCCCAGGCCGACGACGCAGAGGCCCAGGGCATCGAACCCTGGGAGTACGTCCTGTTCCACACCGCCTACAACGAGATGGAAGGGACCAAGGACGCAGACGGCAAGACCGTGAAGGGCGAGGCCAAGAGCGACCATGTGCGGGAATGGCTGGAGGACTTCTCCGGCCTGACCGACGAGCAGCGGGCTTTCCTCTGGGGGACCGTCTACACCAGCGAATGGTAAAGAAAGAAGGGCCGGGAGCTAATCCCAGCCCTTCTTGTTTTCTTCAAACGCTGCCGCCGTAGCCGCACGCTCTACAAAATCGGCCTTGTCTGCGTCCGTGTCTATCCCGTGCGAGCGGAAATATTTGTCCAGTTCCCCGTCTCTTTTGAGTGGAATTTCCAAGGACGGGTGCCGCTTTCGTTCTCCGCTCTCGCGCAAGTCCCAGAACGAACGGAGAATGAAATAGACAATCAATGCGAGAAATATTGCTTTTCCCATACGTTCCCTCCTCATGGCCTGCATACGGAGCAGGCGTATTTGTCGTCCCGCTCCGCGTCTGCGGGCGTTTTATAGTAGACCTTGTTTTCCTCCAGGATGTTGTCCGCATAATCGCAGGTGAGCCGGTGGTACTTATCGCTGTTAGCACTTGCTACCACTTCCTCCGCCCGCTGGGCGCTCACCACCGCCGCCTTTGCCGCCGGAGCTGCCGAGGCGGGCCGCGTAGCAAAGAGCAGCGCTATGGCAAAGAAAACGGCGCAGAGGACCAGGGCAATATTGCGCTGCAAGACATATTTCCGCTGCTGCTTCCCCTGCTCTGCGATTTCTTTCTCAAGGAGTGAAGCGCGAATTTTCAAGTATTCTTCATTTGTCATTTCTGTTCCCTTTAGGCTCATAGGGCAATCCCTCTCTTTCAAATTTTTATCTGCTTCGGGGCGAAAAGGATGCGGGGCTTTGGTATGCTCAATGGGAAAGGCAGGTGATACCAATGGAGTGGAACATCATTGTGGGACTGGTATGCACGGTGCTGGGTGCTGTCATCAGTTATGCCACCTTCTCCCGCAACAAGGGGAAAGACGACAGAAGCAGCGGCCAACAGCTCGGCACCGTTTTGACAGAGCTGGGGTACATCAAGTCCAACACGGACGAGATCAAGACGGAACAGCGAGAGCAGCGCAAGACCAACACAGCGGTGGAGGGCCGTCTGGCTGCCGTGGAGGCCAGCGCCAAGTCCGCACACCACCGCATTGACCATCTGGAGGCGGTACGAGATGAAGAACATTAAGACGACCACGCGGCGGCTGTTCGTGACAACGCAGATCGCCGCGCTGGGGTGGGTCACGATGTCCTACCTCATCGCCCTGTACGCCACGGTGCGCCTGGGCCAAGTGTTCCCGGTGGTGGACCTGTCCGAGCAGGCCATCGAGACCATCCTGGGCGTGAACGTCCTCAAGGTGGTGGAGAACATCTTCGAGCACAACGACGGGGTGGTGTTCGGCAGGAGCAACGCACCGGAGAAGAAAATCAAACGAGATTGCTAAAGGAGGAAATCGAAATGAAAACCTATATCGGCACGAAAATCATTGAGGCGGTCCCCGCTATTCGCAAGGGCTGCAAAGTCTATGAGAAGGACCAGCCCATCGCCATGGGCATGGTCCCCGATGAGGAGGGCTATAAGGTCTGCTACCCGGACGGCTACGAGAGCTTTAGCCCCAAGGCCGTGTTTGAGGAAGCGTACCGCCCCATCGACAGTATGAACTTCGGGCTGGCTATCGAGGCCATGAAGAAGGGGAAGAAGTGCAGACGGGCGGGCTGGAACGGAAAGAACCAGCACATTGAGCTGGCCTCTGCCATCAGTTACACGTCCCCGGCTGGCACAATCGTCAATGCCGAGCACGCGGCCATTGGGAACAAGGCTATCGCATTCTGCGGCACTTCCGGCGTGCAAATGGGATGGCTTGCAAGCCAGGCGGATATGCTGGCCGACGACTGGGAAATCGTGGAGTAAAGGAAGGAGCACATCATGGATATTACAACCATCATTGAAGCGGCGGCTGCCCTTGTGGCTGCCGTCATCACCGCCGTGGTCATTCCCTATATCAAGAGCCGGACCACGGCCCAGCAGCAGGCGGAGATCAATGCCTGGGTGAAAATCGCCGTGACGGCTGCGGAGCAAATCTACCGTGGCAGCGGGCGCGGCGAGGAGAAGAAAGCCTACGTCCTCAACTGGCTGGCGGAGCACGGCATCACTCTGGACGAGGACCGCATCGACGCGCTCATTGAGGCCGCCGTCTACGAACTCAACCACGGCGTTCTGAAAGAAGG